ACCTTGAGCACTGTTGTAGTAGCCCGTGGTGTTGTTCTGGAGGGCGTAGGTTCCCTGAGCGCTGTTGTAGCTGCCCGTGGTGTTGCTGTAGAGGGCGTTGGAACCCTGAGCACTGTTGTAGCTGCCCGTGGTGTTGTACGCCCCGCCGCCGCCCGAGAAGACGTTATGCAGCGATCCAAGCGTTTGGTAGAGCGCCTGAAAGGATGTTGCTCCAGTCGAATCCTTGGCGACATAGGAGTAAGTCGAAATTGGCGTAATTAGTTTCGCGCTGATGTTGATCGTTCCTACGAATGACGCCTGTGGCGTATACGTCAGCGAGGTTGCGTTCGCTTTTGGCCCGAACGTCAGAGTGGAACTTGCCGCATTGGAAGACTGGGCGGTCTGTGCTGTGCCAATCCCCACGGTAATCGATCCGCCGCCAATCGTGGAGGTCATCACGAGAGTTCCGGTGCATGACGCGGAGCCGGTCGGTGTACCGAGGGTGCCCGTCGTGGGTGCGGACGTGAATGCCGTACCTGGGGTGACGACGGCGATTGCTGCCGTAACCGCCCCACTCGTGACTGTTATCGTGCCAGTTGCCCCCGATCCGCCGCCGCCCGTAACCGTCAGTGGGTATGTTCCGGTTCCGCTACAACTGAGGCCGCTGGCGTAGGTCATCCCGGTCACCCCAGCATTGCCGCTGATGACCGTGGCCAACTGGTAAAAGCTCCCACTCGTAAAGCCGGTGCAAGTCAAGGGAGCGGTCGTCGCGGGGGCTAGGTAGTTCGGGTACGTCCCCGTCCAGCCGGTGCCGGAGCAGGTGCCAGCAGAGGTCAGTTCCGGCCCGAGACTGGCGGAGTCCGTAGCGGTCGTGCCGCCAGGGCTTACGGTCTGATTACCAACAGACTGTGCGGCGGAAAACGTATTGGCTCCGCCCAAAGTCGGAATTGTTGCAGTGCCGGTGGTTCCTGTGTTGGCAGTTGCGGCCGTCCCAAGCACCGTCGCCGACGGAACCCCCGCCGTGAACGTGATCCCGTAAAGTCCGCTGGTTTCCGCGATGGTGGTGCCCGCCGCACCACCACTCACGGTTGCAAGACCGGTGCCGATTGGAGCGAAGCTTCCGCCGGCCCCTAAGCAGGCCTCCGTTCCCCCATCTGCCGTCGCCTGGAGGTAGCACATCTCGCCGGTTCCAGTTTTGTAATAGAAACTACCTTGCTTAGCCTGGGCAGATGGTGTGGCGATGGGAGAGAAAAGTACCGTATTCCCCACCGATAGGCTGCCATTCGGCAGGGACAGGTTACCTTGCACGACAATTGGGCCAGATGAAGTGCATGTTCCCGACACACACGTAAATCCGTTCGCCTGGCTAGATTGTATCGGTACCAAATACACCAATACCGAACCGGCAGCGGACGCCACGGAATTGCCGGAAACGTTAAGGGTCAATGTCCCATTTAGAACCGGATATCCAGTAGGCACAAAACTGGCGCTAGCGGTCGAGCTCAATGCGGAGCCTTGCCCATTAAGAATATCTGTGGAGGCCGCAGTGGTCACGGTAATCGCATAGCCGGAGGTCGGCGCTGGACTTCCAGGGATAATCTGTACTTGGTAAATTAAAAAACCCTGAAGAAACGACGATTTGACAAGGTTGGCATCGGAAAAAGATGGGACCGAGCCCGTCGATGCGTCTCCTACCCAGGCGAAAGTCAGTACATACGGGCTCATCGCGGACTGGTTCAATGGTGCGAGAGTGCTAGTGACCGTTCCGGTGGCGTAGGCACATGCGCAAATGCACAGGCTCAACACACTTGTTTTCATTGGGTTGGTCCTTTTCATTGGGTTGGTCCATTCACATTCGGCTGCGTGACAGTGGGGGCAACCGCTGGAGCCTGAGCTTCAGCCTCCAGTTGGGCGCCTTGATGCAATGTGTTCACCATGTGCTCAATCGCGTCGGTATGCTCACCGAGTAGGGTCTTGGCGGCGTCATGTCGTTGCTCCGCTTCCAGAATCATGAGTTTCCCTGTCGTCTGCAAATGCTCAAGGGCCAACCTGCCCTGCACTTCGACTTCTTTGGTCCGGACTTTCGTTAGCAAGCTCTGTACGAGCGCAACGAGTTGCTGGTTACGCTGCTGAAGCGCTTGCAATTGCTGTCCCTGTTGCACTTCCTGCGGAGTCGGAGCTTGCCCTGTGCCAGGCTTTAAAATCTGCTGAACGGCAGGAGGCGCAGTCGCGATGGCAACTTCCTCAAGTTCTGGGTATCCCATGAACCGGAACAGGACCGCCGCATAAATCTGGAATAGGTTCGGATCTTGTTGAAGTACCTGTGTGAGCATCGCGGTCTGCTCTTGGAGCTTGGTATCGTAAGTAGGACCGCTCGTAACGATTGGCAGATATTTGCCAACGTCAGAGCGATGGTGTTCCTTTCCTTCGAATCCTGTCACTGTGGGAGGCTCGGTCAGACCAGGCATCATCCGCGTGACTGGGTGAGTTTTGTGCTTTCCGTTTTCGGTGCGCCCCTGCAATGCCCGCGGCGTGTCAACGGACTTGATCCTAAGATCCAGAATCACGCGGCCAGCATGCCATTGCGACCTAAGTAGATTGTCAGTGAAATGGAAATTGGTGAGTTGCTGATTGTCCTGGCGCCGCTCGATTGCCACTCCGTACAGATTTTGTTGCGAAGGGTTGGGAATGCTGTCAGCGTACCCCACCTCGCGCCGAATCTGGTCCTGCATTTGCATCCACGCTTGGGTTAGGGCCTGTATCTCAGGCTCGAATTGCTCGCGCCTGGGAAGGGGAGCAACTTGTCCGTTGATTTCGATCTTTTTTACCGCACGAAACAGTCGGCGCTTTCGCTGATCGGTCCATTGTTCGCCTTGAAACTGACCATCGTAGCCAATGTATTCGCTGCGATTAACCGTACCACAGGCCTCGGCAATGGCCGAGCCGTACGCATTAAGCAGCTTTTGCGAATCGCGCGAAAACCTGGTCATGGAGATTAGGATTCGCTTGCCATCGACGATCATCTCGGAGCCCAGCACCGGGATGATAGGAATCCAATTACCCACCCATTCATGGGTTTCCAAAATCTTCTCGCCGTCGATGATGTACTGAACCACGTCGCGAGAGGTAAGCGACCGTTCATTTACAATGTCGCTTTCTTTCCAATCGGTAAAGCCTGGATCGTCCGTCAGACCGACACGACCGTCGCGCAACTGGACGAGTCGGTGGTCCGAAGTTTCTACTTCCCACTTTTCGGCATACCAAACCTCATCCTCTGTGTCTCCCCAGTCGCTATTGCTGCCACTTGCGGTATCGCTGACCCCGGAAGAATCCCATGGAGCCGGCTCCGCCTTCCATTTTTTCTTGAAGTCGCCACGCGGAATCTTCACCCTTACCCAGCAGCGCTTCGCATCCGAGAAATCGGCTTCTTGAACACCACCGTCGAACACAACCGTCAGTGGATCCAATATCCTTTGCACGCTGGGATGCTGCTGAAGGCATACCTGACCGTCCTTCGGATCGTCTGAGTCGTAAACCATCGGTATTCGGAAGAAACCAATCGAGCACCCGGCTGCGCACTCCACCGCAGTATCGTACGCGCTGTCGGCCCGGCACTCGTATTGAATGTGGCGGAGATTATCTTCCCACATATCCGCGGTTTTGGTATTCGCGTCATCGTCTCCCGGAACTACTTTGATCTGCGGGCGCTCTTTGCGAATGGCGTTTACGGTCTGCTGCACGAATCCGTAGCACTCGTTGAATACCAGCGCTGGCAGATTCTCTGCGTCCCGTTCATTTTTGACGCCAGTGTCCCATTGGCCAGTGGCGCTGATGAATCTTTGGTCGATACGCGCTTCTTTGTAAATCTCCTCCCAGGCTTTGGAATCGATGGACCACTGGCGCAGAGACTCCGCAATGAAATCACTGTTTTTGTTGTCCTCGAGCGATTTAGCCGCCATGGCCCTTGGTAGCCTCCGGATCCTTCCATCCCAGTCGTTTCATGAGACGCGCGGCATCCAGATTGTTAATCACCATCGCGACCCCGTGCTGCAGAGAGATCATGTGGCTGTCATTGCGGTTCGTGGAAGGGCAAATCGCCTGGATGGAGTCGAGTTTGACGGTGTTGAAGCCGTCCGCCGACAGCCAGCCGAAGTAGCCGCCGGCCTGCGGAGGCTTCCAGGAAAGGTTGGAGATTGGGCGACCGGATGGCTCAACGAGTGCAGAACGCCGCATCGACTCGCTCATTTTGTGTGCCGAACGGGCAACGGTTCCGCGCTGTTCCACGGGTCCATCAGCCGTGCTCCTTTTTTTGGGGCTCGCGAGACATTTCGGTAAGGTCCATCCGTGATTATCTGAGGGTGGATTGTTACGCGGCCATCGGAAGATCCGCTGGTTGCAACGAATACCTGAAGTTGGCGCAACGGTTCTCCTGTCCTCGGAGAGCAATGATGAACTCCCTCTATGGAAAACGCATCGCCGAGATAAATCGGTTCCGGGCCCCTGAACCTAAGATCAATTGACGATTCCATGTTTTCCGTCACGTAGAAACTGGCTGCCTTGGATGCTTTCCCCCCAATTGGTACGGCAACACATGCCGCTACTATGGTCTTCAAGAGATTTCGGCGCGTCATTCTTCTTCTCCGCTTTCCGCCTCGCTTACGTCTTCTTTTTCCGGCGCATTGGCAAAGCAGTGCCCCATGGTACTCTTCAGGTGCTTGACAGCGTGGGCCATGGTCGGGTGAAATTGCTTTTCCTCCGCGTGATCCCAGGATGGACCGCCGCCTTGGCCACCGCGCGCGCTGTGCGTGGTGGTAATGCTCTCCAATCCCGGCTTCAGCGGACCAAAGTGAACCTCCACGTGAGGCTTTCTGCTTCCGGCCATTACAGCCTCCCCATGTGTTTTGAAGGAATTCCGCTGGCGCTTCCACACGTCTTCATCGTGTGCGCTTCGCGCGCCGAGTGGTTGACCACATTTTTCTTCTTGCCCATCACGCGATCTGCCTTGGAGTCGATCTTTTCCTCGGTGGATTTGGACATGCGGCCGGCGTTAACCGCTTGGCTGGCGCGTGCCTTGGCATTCTTGGCGTGGCTGGCGTCGTTGACGGGATACGAACGATCCGGTCCAGCGAATGCGCTCTTTGGTAGCTTGTTACGTTCTTTGGTGCTCAATTTGGCCATTTCTGACGAACCTTTCCGCGCGTGACCCATCGAGGGATCATCGTGCAACTCCTTCAGCATTTTTTCGCGTTGCGCCCCGGACAGCGGAGAGGCTTTGCTCAGGAGAAACCGTACCTCGCGCCGTGTCCATGGCATTCTGGCCCAACTTTAGCGCTTTTCCGCACAGAAAGCAAAATTTGAGTGGATTTTGGGGTGAAACTGGATTACGGGCGCATCCATCCGTCTCCGCCGTAACGGTTTGATGGGGCAGAGCTAAAGACTTCTCGTTCCGGTGTTCGCCAGTCTTCTTCGATCAGATTAACGTCTCCGGCGAATGTGAGGCAGAGGGAATCGGCATCGTCCATGCAGGAGCATTCGCAGCGTGCCATTACCTCCTCTTTCGGCTCAAGAACGAGTTTTTGGGTGGTGTCTAGGTGGAAGCCCGGGCCGGTGAGCTGCAGCTCTAAATCGTCTTCGTCTGGAATGGCGCCGTGGACCAGCCAGTCTTTGCATCTGCCCCACATTTGCGCTCGGCGGTTCTTGTAGTGCCTATCCCCGCAAGCGCCTCCGAAATTAACCTCATGGACGTTGTCGAATCCCAGAACGTGGAGCCTCTCCACAATTGCTGCTCCGAATGCCGAATCCACGAACAACGCCGCAATCCGATTTGCCGGTCGCTTATCGCGCAACGCTTCTGCGCAGATGCCGATCAGCAGGGCGCGGTCGCGGCTTTTTTCCCCGCTGATCCGTACCCGCTTGCGGCTGCGAGCATCGAAGCCGCGCCGGAAAGTCAGGACGCTCCACGCGGATCCACCAGGCCCAACGTCCAATCCAGCAACCAACGGCTCGTCGCGGAGCACTTCCGGAACCCTCTTACGGGCGCCGGATACACGGTCGCGGTCGATAAATTGCAACTCGCTGCTGTTGGGTGGCAACCCCAACACGCGCACTCGCACGAAATCGCTGTCAATTCCGTGATCCGTAATCCATTGATCGATAAGCGATTTGTTGGTGAAACGCGATTTCCGGCTGTCCACGCGACGATGGTTCCAACGTTGGCTTTGCAGCCCGAAGCACACCTGATAGAAGCGGCCAGTATTGCGCACTGGCTGCCCCCAGGCGAAGAAATGCGGCTCTCCGTCTGTCAATCCTCCCATCGCAGTATCCCAGATTGCGTCAGGAACGTCGGACGCCTCGTCGAACAAATACCAGGACGTGGAGTTGGCCGCGTGCTGGCCGGCGAAGCTCTGGGCGTTCTCCTCTTTGCAGGTTTGTGCCTGAACTTTCCATGCCTCTGGATTTTGCTTGCTATAAATACCGCGGCTCTGTATATCGAACCAGGAAGCCGTCACGCACAACTTTGTCCACTCCTGGATCTTGGCCCAAGTACGCTCCTCGAGCTGCTGCGCTGTGCCGGCCGTCACGGTACCCTGAGAAAATGGCCGCGTCGACAGCTCCCAGCCGGCGATCCATGCGCCTAGCACGCTCTTGCCGGTGCCGTGTCCGCTACTTTCCGCCATCAGGATCGGCATCGCTGGTTTGGGGTGAAGGGAGTCAAAGCCACGTGCGCGCACTTCATTGCCAAGCGACTCGAGAAATTCGGCCTGCACGGGGTCGGGACCGCGCTCGTTTTTGAGCGCTCCTGGGTCCCCCCACGGATACGCGATCTCCACCCAGCGCAGCGGATCGGCATAGCATTCTGCGCACAGGTCGGCTACCGGATCATGGACCAATACGCTCACACCGCCTCTTGTGCCGTTACCTTGCCGGATTTGCGGCAGACGCGGCAACCGTAATCGATGCCAACGTAGTTTGGATTGTAGGGTTTACCGTCGTAGTTTGGCAGCGCTGCGATCTGGTGCCCTGGATGCGCATGGGCGCAGCTCAAGGTGACGTTGAAGTGCTGGAGGCCGTCTCGGCCGATCTTTTGCGCCGGCTGTGACGCTGCCAGCGCGGCAGCAAAGTTGGCGAACATAGTCAGAGTCCTTTCTGGCGCGCTGTAAAGGCCCGGCTACCGCCCGCAGTAGTTGGCTGAGCGGAATCGGCGCTCACTTTCCTGCGCATCCTCGCCGTAGCTTTTCGCGCAACCGCGACCGCCGCCTTTTGGTGCGTGCGATCAATCACCTGTTCTGTCTGAATCATAACACTGTCTTCCGCTTTATTTCGGGTAGTGCCTGAAAAGTGCGTTGAATTGAAGGTTAGGGCTTCGTTTTCGCTCTATTGCTTCATTTCCGCACGGCATGGGAAAGCGTCAGCGAGAGCGTAGAGGAGTACAAGCCCGACTGGAGCCTCATCTACGGATTTGAACGGCTTCTGCTTCGTGCTACCTACCAACATGCCGAATTTAGGCAGAAACGCTTCGAGAATCTGATCGTAGTTTTCAAAGTCCAGCGTCAGTCCTTCTGGCAAGCAGTAGAGTCGCTCCTGGTGCGCAGATGCCAGGGATATGTTGGCCCAGTAAAATCCGTCTCCTACGCCTCTGAGGTACGGAGCCGCGATGGATTTCGTTGCCTCCAGCCTCCAGGGTGATCCAGAGCATGCCGGGTCTGATTGGCACGCGGCTACAGCGGCTTTCGCTTCGTGGTAAACCTTGACGGTTACGAAGCCCTGGGCATCAAGGCATGTCGCGCCAATGCCGAGC